GAGGCAAGAAAACAATGTCTAACGATTGCTGCGATAGCTTCGGCGGTCGCATCTCGATCACGGTTGATGGCGATCGCATGACGCCGTCCGACGCCGACATCTCGATCGATCCGACCAACATCTCGGTTGAGGCGAAGGCAAACCAGGACGGTTCCGGCTGCTACATGGCAAAGCCGAAACTGTACGCCGCCGAAATCCAGTTCCGCAACGGCTGCGGCATCCTTTGGGATGACAAGCTGCGCAAGTGCAAGATCGACGCGACCATCGTCGAGGAAGATAACAACCGGACACACATCTTCACCGGCGCGCGCTTCACCGGCGAGCCCAAGCTCAACCTGTCCACCGGCGAGATCACCGGGCTCAAGATCGAGGGGCCGCAGTATCAGCGGCTCAACAGCTAACCGCCATCAACTAGCGCCGGCGGGCCTCGCGCTCGCCGGCATCCTTTCAAGGCATTCAAGGGGGCCGACATGGCACGCGAGAAAAAGGACGTTCCGCTTAAGCGGCCGTTCGATGACGGCAAGGGCGGCAAGGTCACGAAGATTGTTTTGCAGGAACCGTCCGGCGCGGACTATTTCGCGCTCGGCGCGCCGCAAACATGGGTGCGCGCGGCTGGCGGTATGGCGCTCGTCGATAACGACGACGCAATCCGCAACTATGTCGAGCGGCTGATCGTCGAGCCCGACCCGTTGCTCGCGATGCGCGCAATGCACGTGCTGGACGCGATCGCCGTCAAGGATGCGATCGTCGGTTTTTTTCAGGAATCGGCCCCGAAACAATAGGCGTAATTTGGGATTTGCTCGTTTTGGTCGATCGCGTCGTCGATGCCGACGCCGCCGATCGCGCGGGCTTTTCCGAATTGTTTCGTTGGGCCGATCGGTCGATGACGCTGCGCAAGAGGCGAGGCAAGTAAATGGGTACGATCCTTGAAGCTCTTGCCGTAATCAAGGGCAAGGATGCGACCGGCGGCGCATTCGATGCCGTCGCGCAAAAGATCGGCCGCATCTCGCGGGCGGCGAACGCGCTTAACCGCGACGTGCAAAAGCAATTGAACATGGCGAGCCTTGCCGATCGGCAGGCGAGCCGGCTTGAGCGCGTGTCGTCGAGGATCGGCGCCGGCGCCAAGCTGGCGGCCGGTACGGCGGCGGGCTATGTCGGCGGCCGGGCCGTGTCGGCGCTGGCGCATGAGACAGTCAAGGCCGGTAGCGATCGCGCGCACGAAAAGGCGCGCATGGACGCATCGGGCATGACGGCCGACGAGATCAAGGAAGCCGACGCGCTCGCCGGGCAGATGTCGGCGAAATACAAGTCGCTGTCGCAAACCGAGATCATGCACACGGCGCGCAACATCCGCTCTGTTGTCGGCCATTTCGAGGAAGCCACGAAGATCCTCGATCCCTTGATGAAGCTCCGCGTTGTCGCGCTCGGCGCGCATCCGGAGAAGGCCGAGGAATTGGGCGAGGATTTCGACAAGCTCATTAAGGGCATGGAGATCAAGGGCGTCACACAAGACCTTGAGAAGTTCAACCACTACATTGACGGCATGGCGAAGGCCGTCAACGTGTTCGGCGACACGCTGCGGCCGACTGACTATTACGAAATGTTCAAATATGGTCGCGCCGCGACCAACGCGCTCAGCGACGATTTCATGCTCAAGACGGCGCCGACGCTGGCGCAAGAGTTGGGCGGCTCGTCGGCCGGTAAGGCGCTGTCGAGCTTCTACACGCAATTCGTCGGCGGCAAGATGTCGAACAAGGCGCTTGCGCAGTTGGAAGAATACGGCTTGCTTACCGATCCCTCGAAGGTGATCAAGACTTCGACCGGCAACGTCAAGGGCCTATTGCCCGGCGCGATCGCCGGCCAGGAATATTTGCAGCCGGGCAAAACCGATCCCTATGCCTGGGTGAACAATGTGCTGATCCCCAAGCTCGCCGCCAAGGGCGTGACCGATCCGGCGAAAATCCAAGAGGTGATTGCGGGGATGGCCTCGCAGCAAACCACCGCGCAAATGATGGGTATTTTCGCGACTCAGCAAAGCCGGATCGAGAAAGATAAACATCTGATCGAGGGCGCAAAGGGCACCGACGCCGCCGAGCTTTTCCAGCAAAGCGATCCGAAGGTGATCAAAAAGTCTATCGAGTCGCAATTCGACAATCTGCTCGGCAACACCGCCGATCCGTTTCAATCCAAGGTCAACACCGGCCTGAATTGGGTTGCGAGCGGTTTGAGCTACATGAGCGAGCGCGCCAAGAAAGACCCGATGCGCTCGGCCGCCGAGCTTGGTTTCGGCGCTGGCCTTGCTTCTGCGATCAGCAGTGACGCGACCATGGGCGCGCTCGGCAAAGTCGGGATCGGCTCCGGAACGTCGTTCGGGCTCACGCGCCTGATGGGCATGCTCGCGCCGATCCTCGACATCGCCACGCGCAAGGATGTGATCGAGGCAACGCCGACATGGAAAGCGCTCGCCGGCCGGCACGCTGACAAATTCGACGCGTTGCGCGATCTCGATAGCGCCGACGGCTCGCAACTTAGCTTGCCAAAGGATTCTTGGCTTGGGCGTATCCAGGCCGATCGGCAGGCGGCGCGCGACGCCGAACGCGCCAAGATCGAGGCCGATCTTGGCAACCTCGGCTATGGGCCGGCCGGCCTTCCTGGGCGCGGTCAGATGGCATCGCAATGGAGTGTTGCGGATGTGCAGAAGGCGACGGGCATCGGCGGATCGAGCGAGCCGGTCAAGGCCGTGGTTGAGGGCAATGCGACGCTCGACGCTACGGTGACGGTCAAGCCAAGTTCCGAATTTTGGGCCACCGTCGAGTCCAAGATTTCGAACGCCATCAACGCGTTTCGATCGACCAACGCGCCGGCGGCCGGAACCGCCGGCTCGACGGGCCGATCGATGCCCGAGGCCGGGCCGCCGCCGTAGCGGTTTAAAGGCCCCGCGCCGCGCCATTCCCGGCGCTGCATGCGTCAAAAACATCAGGGCGGGCCGTCACAGCCCGACACGTTGCCAAAGCGGCCTTTGCGGGCCGTTTTTCGCGTTTTTTGCAATGAAAGGGCGGGCCGATGTCCACCGAATGCCGCGACTGGCTCAAGACGCTTTGGGCGGCGTCCTACAAGGGCGTACCGTTCTATTTCGAGGAAGATCGCGAAAAGGGCGGGCGCGACAACGTCAAGCACGTGTTCCCGCATCGCGATCCGCCCTATATCGAGGATATGGGCGAAAGCCTCCGGTTCTATACCGGATCGGCCTATGTGCACGGCGACAACGCCGATCAACTCGCTGGCGCCTTCAAGGCGGTCATGGCGGCATACGGCCCCGGCACGCTGGTAGTGCCCTATTTCGGGCCGGTGACGGTTCATTGCGAGGAATTCGAGCGGCAGACGCAACGCGATCGCCTGGGCTATGTCGCGTTCGATGTGAAGTTCGTTCGCGCCGGCGCCGGCTCGGCCTTTATCTCGGTGCCGTTCCTGCAAAACACCGCGTTCGTCGCCGCCGGCAATCTCGCCTCGTCGGTGGCCGCGCTATTTCCCGGCTCACTTCTGACGCTCGGCCAGCCCGATCACGTCGTCGCCGCCGCCGCCGACACCATCGCCAGCGCCGCCGCGTCGATCGACGTGTTGCGCCAGCAATACCCGGCGGCGCCGGCGGCCTCGGCGCAATTGCGCGATCAGGTGTCGGCGATTATCGACGCGGTGCCGGTGGCGATCAACGGCGCCTCGGCGCCTGGGCAAGCCGCTGGCGCGATCGCCGCGAACCTGATCGACGCGGCGCGCAATCTGGCGAAGTCGATGCCGCCGGCGTCGGCCAAGCAAGCGACGCTTGCGCTTGCTGATGCCTTCCCGGCCTCGCACATCACGCTTGCGGGGGTGCCGTTCAAGGTGTCGTCGGCACGCGCTGCGGTGAACGTCGAGGCGGCCTCGCGCGTGGCGCGGCTTGCGGCGATGACGGCTTACGCCGAGTCCGTGTTGCGCATGACGTTTACATCGCGGCCTGATGGCGTGACCGCGCGCGGCGAAGTCGCCGAGCGGTTCGAAAACGAGCTTTACGACACCACCGGCGCCGACAATGCGCCGCTCTATGTCGCGCTCGACGCGCTTCGCAACTCGGTGATCGACTGGCTCACGCGCACGATCAACGATCTCGCGCCTGTTATCACGGTTGAGTCGGCGGCGATCAGGCCCTCGCTCGATCTTGCCTGGATTTTGTACGCCGATCCGGCGCGGGCCGTCGAGTTGGTCGCGCGCAACGATGTGCGGCACCCGTCATTCATGCCGCGCACGATCTCAGCGCTTTCGAGGTAAGTCATGGGCGAGGAATTCGTTACCGTCGCCGCCGGCGGCGGGCTTTGGTCGGCGTGGCGCCGCGTCATGGTCAAGGCGTCGTTTCAGGAAGCCGCGCGCACGTTCCAGATCGATGCCGCCGTCGAGCGCGGCGGTGCCGCAACCGCCTGGACGTTCAAGGCCGGCACCGCGCTTGATATTCTCTTTAACGGCGCTCTCGCTTGTCGCGGCTATGTCGATCGCTACCAGCCGCGTTTAAGCGAGCACGACACCGCCGAGGCGACGATCTCCGGCCGATCCAAGTCGCAAGACTTCATCGACTCGAGCGCGGTGCATGATACCGGGCAATTCAAAAACAAGACGCCGCAAGAGATCGGCGCCGAGCTTGATAAGTTTGGCGTCGGCATCGCGACCGACGAGCAACTGAAGAAAGTCCCGGTCTATCGCATCACGCCGGGCGAGACCGCGTTCCGATGCGTCGAAAAGCTTTGCCGCGAACAGGGTGTTTTTCCGGTCGGGCAGGCCGATGGCTCGATCAAGATCACCAAAGGCGGCAAGGGCCGTCACGCCGGCGCGCTCGTCGAGGGGCAGAACATCATTTCGATCGAAGCCGATCACAATTTTTCCGGCCGGCACTCCGACGTGATCGTGCGCGGCCAAAAGCCTTACGGGCACGGCGAGGATGCCTTGCAGATCGAGGGCAAGGCGCGCGATGCGGAGGTCGGGCGCTACCGGCCGGTGATCGTGATCCATGACGGCGACACCGACAAGGATCGCGCCAAGAAACGCGCCTCGACGCGGCGCGATCGCGAGGCCGGCAACAGCCTCAAGGCCAACGTGACGGTGCAAGGCTTTCGCGACGACGGCGGCACGCTTTGGGAGCCGGGATGGCTGATCTTTGTCGAAAGCCCGTTCGCTGATGTGCATCAGGACATGGCGATTGAAAGCGTGACGTTTTCGCAGGATCGAAAAACCGGATCGCTATCGGTGCTGTCGCTCGTCGATCCGCGTGCGCTCGGCGGCAAGGGCGGCGGCGGCGGCGGTGCCGGCGGCGCCTGGGCGAGTGATGCGGGCGGGGATGAATAGCAATGTGGTTATGGTTTCCGGAAGGCCAAGAGGGAATGGTCGCGAGCTTGCGGCGCGCGACCGTGCAGAAAACCGACGATAGCGGCACGCAACAGATGCTCAAGAAAATGACCGGCCTCAAGTCGGAAGTTTTCGAGGATGTCTATCGGGCGCAGCCGCACGGCTTTTCATCGCATCCGCCGAGCGGTTCGGAAGGCAAGTTTCTCGCGCTCGGCGGCCGATCCGATCGCCTCGTCGCGCTCGGCTTTGAGCACAAGAAGCATCGGCCCAAGGATACGCCGGAGGGCGGCGCGGTGATCTACAATCACACGGGCGACATCATCCGCGTCTTCAAAGACAATATGGATGCGGTGCATTCCAAGCTGATCAATATCAAGATCGGCAAAGGGCAGGAGTCGAGCGATCAGGGATCGACGGCCGCCGAGGATGACGACGAAACCGACATTTCGATCGTGCTCAAGGGCGGCGATAGCGTCACCGTCACTTATGACGATTCCTCGATCAAGCTGGAAAGCGGCAAGATCACGCACACGTCGCCGCATGTCGTGATCAAGTCCGATCGCGTCGATTTGGGTGATGAGGGCGGAATGCCCGTCGGCCTCTGCGGCGGCGGCTGCGCAACAAAAGTTTACGGGGTGTAGCATGGCCGATGTCGTGATCCGCGTGGCCGAGGGCTGCGCTACCGACGCAAATGTTTTGTGGGATTCGGTTTGGGATGTAGCGCAAGGCTTCGCCGATTGGGCACCTAGCGATCCCGACGAGACCATGAACCGGGGCGGCCTCCGCGCCAAGGCGGCGATCGAAACCGCCGTCATTCTCGCGCTGTTCACCGATCGGCGCGTCGATCCCGAGCATCCGCTCGCATGGCTCGCCGACGGTGATTTGCGCGGCTATTTCGGCGACGGCGTTGATGTGCGCGAGGATTTGAACGAGGCGCCGCTCGGCTCGCTGTTGTGGTTGCTTGAGCGTGCGCCGATGACGATCGACGGCGTGCCGGCGGCGACATGGGCCGAGCAATTCGCAAACGAGGCTTTGGCGACGCTGCTCGCGCAAGGCGTTTGCGTTCGGATCGAAATTGCCGCGACCGCAAACGAGGCCGCCGGCCGGATCGAGCTTGCCGTTGCGCTGTACGGCCGCGACGGCGCGCGCGTCTATGACCGAAAATTCGATGTCCTCTGGAATCAGGTGTTACGCTGATGTTTGCAATCCCCTCGCTTAAGGATTTGGTCGAGCGCGCGCGTTCGCGCTTCCGGTCAAATCTGCCCGGCTCCGACGCCTGGATTTGGCCGAACAACCTCAACCCGACGGCGAAGGTGATCGGCGGGATGACGCATGAGGTTTTCGGCTTCGCCGATTACATTCAACGGCAGAAATTCGCGCTGACGGCCGATGGTGAAAACCTCGATCTGCACGGCGCCGAGTTCGGCATCACGCGCAAGCCGGCGGCGCCCGCGCGCGGCTTTCTCACCATCACGGCAAATGCTGCGCTCGCGATCGACAACACCGCGCTATTCCAGCGCAGTGACGGAATTCAATTCCGCGCGCTCGCCGGCGGCGGCATTCCAGGCGCTGGAACGATCGACGTTGAGGTGATCGCGACAAGCAACGGCGCCGCGACGACGACGATCGCCGGAACAACGATCGAGATCATCTCGGGCGTGACCGGCGACGACACCGCAACCGCCGTTGTTGCTGCGGCCGGCATCGTCGGCGGCACCGAGGATGAAATCGACGGCGAGCCCTTTACCGACGATCTCGGCACCTATCGCGGGCGCATCCTATTCCGCAAGCGCAACCCGCCGCATGGCGGCGCGCCGCCCGACTATGTGCGATGGGCAACCGAGATGGCGGGCGTTACGCGGGTATTCGTCGAGCGGCAATATGCGGGTGTCGGAACCGTGCGCGTGTTCGTCCTGATGGATGACATTTTCGCCAACGGCATCCCGTCGCCGGCGGCGATCGCGGCTGTGCAAGATCATATCGATTCGCTGGCGCCGGCCGGTGCGACCGTGCTTGTCGCGGCGCCGATCGCAAAATCTGTCGATGTCACCATCGCCGGGCTGTTGCCGATGACGATCGACGTTGAGGAGGCGGTGCGGGATGAGTTGCGAGACACGTTCCGCCGCACCTCGCGCGTTGCCGGCATCGATCGGCAAATCGCCAATATGCCTTATCTCGCTTACCCGACATCGTTCTCGCGGTCCTGGGTATCGCAGGCGATCGCCAACGCCACCGGCGAACAGCGGCACATCCTGAATTTGCCGGCCGCCGACATCACGCAAAACCCGGCTGAAATTCCGGTGCTTGGCACCGTGGCGTTTGTCTAACCCCGCAAGGTGATCGTCTCATGAGTGCATGCGAAGCAACGCGCCCGGCGCCGTTGCGATGCCCGACTGCGCCCGAAATTCTAGCGGCGGCTCTCAAGCTGTTGCCAAAGGGGCGCGCGTGGCAAAGCAATGAGGGCGGCCCGCGCGAGGGCGCCGACATCGCGTTCCAGCCCGACGCGTTCGATAACGAAGCGTTTGCAACCCGATATCGCAAGCCGTCGTGGCTCTATCGGTTTTGGAAGGCTGTCGCCGAGGTCTATGCCTTTCTCAATCAAAGGCTCTGCGATCTCAGGCTCGAATTTTGGTGCGCGACGCACAAGGAAACGCACGATCTTTGGATGGCCGAATATGGCTTGCCCGATGCGTGCGATCCGTTCCCCGATCTTTGCGCCAAGGTTGCGGCGATCGGCGGCACGCGCTGCGATTACTATGCGGCCGTTGCCATGCGCGCCGGTTGGTCGATCG